ACGCTGCACTGCTGAGCACAGTGGGTAGTATGAGTGTTGTTATTGATCGCATTCCCTTCCTCTGATTAGTTGAACGAGTAATTCTATCAATTTACTAGACTTATTCAACTCTGAGCTTCACCATGATCTGCAATTCTCGGTTGAGTTCTTTGATATTGCTGATGTGTTGAATGTCATAAATTTTTGAGCCTTGCGAAATTTGCCATGCAGGCGATAGATCAAGCAAGGCGGTATCGTATCGCAAGGTAATACGAATATTCGATTCGGCTTGCTCGCTATTCGCGGCGATGTATTCTTTGCCATTAATCGGCTGAATTTCAGCGCGACGCGTGGCAACATCAATCCACGCTATCGTTTGCCCCCCGTATCCGTCGGGCGTTTCGGTTTTTTTCTGAAAGGTGATTTTATGTCTTAGGCGGCCTGATCTCATGCGTAAACCCGATACGGCTGTAACAGCGATTCAACGCCCATGGGGATTTCATGCGATACACTTCCTACCATTGAATTTTCCCTGCTGTTGTACCAGTGGCCTATTAATAGCAGTAAGGCGTGCTGTATTGCGGTGCTGAGTTCGCCTGCAAAGCAATCGCCTGTGCCGCTGTCGGTGAATTCCACCGCCGCACCGCCTTGGGTTAAGCTAAGTTGAAAGTTTGAGCCGGTGGAATTGATCACAAAATAGGGGTTTTTGTTGTTTAATCCTGCGGGTAAGGTGTGATTGGTGCTTAATATAATCACTTGATCGTCACTGAAACCAAGGCCGTTTGCTGTGAGTGTGTTAGCTGCAAATTCAACCGTTAATGGTACTAAGTAGCCGGATTGAAAATTAACACTAATACCTTCTTCTGCAGAGGGAACACTAGGCCATGTCGCATTATTTTTTAATAAAACACGGCCACTTTCCAACCCAACCCGATAACTTTCTTCTGGTACCGTTTGTTCTACGTTATCGCTATCAAGATATTGAATGCTATCGACAGCGAGCATAGGCAATCGACAGACTTTGATTTTTGTGCAAAATGAATCTTGCTTGTGTTGCCAACTCTGCTGAACCAGCGCGCGCTCACAATGATTCTCTACCCATTGCGTCGCGCTATCAATATAGCTTTCTATTAATATATCATCATCGGCATGATCGATAACAAGGTGACGTTTGACGCTATCAATATGTAATGGCAAAGCGGTCGCACTGCCGGCTTTTTTTAGCATAATGGTTATTCCGCGACCTGTTCGCCTTCTTCATCATTACCTGACGGAGGCAACTCATCTGGATCAGGCTGTTCTGCTTGTGGGTCTATTGTGATGATTTTTGCACCATTCTCAAGCGCGTAATCGACTGCGGTTTTATGCGCATCAACTTTGGATTCTTTTTCCAATGTATTAATACTTTCTGTAGCCGCTTCGATTACGTCACCCGCTTTAATGGTTTGATCATTCACTTCAATATCAACTAATACGCGTGCTTTCTTTAATTTTGCCATGAGTGTTCCCTGGTTATTTAATGAGTGTTCCCTGGTTATTTAATGAATCTGCCCTGAAGATTCAGGGCAGATTAGGTGCTAAATTATGTTGCTGAGTTTTGGTAGTATTTAACCGCTCCACCGACATCCGTGAATGTTCCGCCATGACGTGAGAACATCATAAAACCGACTTGGCCTAATTTTGCATAAGCCGAATCATTAAAGCGGTACATGGTCATAGCCATTGCATCACGCACGATGTAGTGCGTAAAATCACCGAATAGGATTGATTTTGCATTGGCTGCCATTTGCGCCATGCTGTTATTAATCGTAACGGTGTAGCCCATAATGGTTTGCGCGACTGGGCCTGCCAATCCATCGTAACCTGGTATAAAAATCGGACGGCCTGTGCTGTCTTTTAGCTTTTTGATAATCGCAAAGGTTTTATCGTGCATCATAAACCCAACATTGCCTGACTCGCGGTAGGCGTAATCAACAGAATGCTCTAAATCAATTAGATCATCCACATCAACGGTAACAGTCTTACCTGTCGCACCCACTTTCCCAGATACTGCAGCAGTCACAATACCTTTTGGTTCGCTTGTGCCTGTACCCACGGTGAATTTCTTATTGGTAATACGTCCAATGCGATTCACTAAGCGTGTATTAATAAAGGTTTCCATGTTGATATTGCTATCTTGCAATAGTTCAATCGGTACAGGAATAACTTTTGATGAATATTTGTAAGTGTTTAACGGGAGGGTACCGAAGGCAACATCTTGATCCGTAGCGGTTTGGTTTTCGCCAATTTGCTCCCCTTCTTCCGACGTGCCATCAGATGTAGGGTAACTCAGCTCTACCCCGTTTTCGGTGCTAATCACGGTTGCTACTGAGCGCATACCACCGTAAGCTTTTAACGCCTCGGAAACCGATTGGGCAATTTCTTTCTGTACCGTGTACCCACCTTCCGACCCTGCCCCCGTACTCATGGTATTACGGATAACCTGCCACTCTTCGGCTGAAATAGCGTTATCACCACCACGAAGCCATTTTTCATGCAGGGCTCGCACGGTTTTATCTTTGTTTTTATCCGCAAAGTTTTCAATTTGCTTGTTGTCAATATTATCAGCGGCGATTGTGTCGAGATAACCTTGAATATTTTTGATTTCTTTATCGAGGTTATCGATTTCCGACATTTTCGTGTCGTAGTCGGTTTGGTGCGAGGCCTCCCATTGTTTATCCTTGTTATCATCTAACAGGGCTTTAACTTCTTTAGCGACTGCATTACGACGCTCACGCAAGGCTTGAATTGATTGCATAGTTTTCTCCAGACATAAAAAAAGCCACGAAAAGTGGCTTTATTGGGTGCGTTGCTTGCGCTACGCGGTTAGTTCGATTACTTTTAATTGTCGATAATGGGCGGATAAATCGGGCTTTTCGCTGTTTTCGACGGGCTTCTTTTGTTTGTTTTTAACTTTTTTCTTCTTTTTATTGGTTGGCGATTCATCAGAATAGGCGGACATATTCCAATCAATTTTATCTTTTGGAGTAGATTCGGCTATTTTGTCAATAAATCCGTTATCAACAGCATCTTGACCAAGAAAATAAGTCTCTTCATCCATTAACCCCTTAATTTCTTCTTCTGATTTACCTGTCAATTTTGCATAATCAGCGACTAAATTGGCATCAATACGACTAAGTAGGTTAGCGGCCTTGGTCAATTCGTTAGCATTCCCAGCGGTAAACATCCACGCATTGTGGATCATGAAGCCAGCGCCTTCTGAAATAAAGGATTCATCCGCCGCACTCACTAAAAAGGTGGCAGCACTGGCAGCCATGCCGTCAACATGAACAACAATATGGCTTTTATGTTCTTTTATGGCTTGCGCCATCGCAATACCGGCAAACACATCACCACCAGGTGATTGCATTCTAATATAAATAGTGTCGCAATCTAGAGCATTGAGTTCTTTGGCAAACGTAAGGGCTGAAATGCCGCCCCAGTAATCATCATCAACAATAACGCCGTAAAAATAAATCGTTGCATCGCCTTCATTAAGAACGGTATTAAGTGGCTTGCTTTGCTCTTTATTCTGTATCAGTAGATTCAGTATTTTGTTCTTCATTGCTACTTATTCCTGTATTGAGTTCGTCACCACCAGCAATACTGGCTTGATTTTCTTTTTTGCGAATTTCGTTGACTGTCATCCAGCCAGGCTCACCCGCTCTACCGAGTGCAACACGATAGCCTTCCATCCTTGTTTTATAGTCACCTCGCTCTAGCCCAGCGGTATTAAATTCAACGAAGGTATCACTACGACCAAATAATTTACGGTTAAGCTCTTGTTCTATTTTTCTTAAATGCCGTGCAAGGGTGTATTTAACGAAGCCAATCGACATTTGCTCTACGCCTGTTCCCCAGCTACTAGATTTTTCAGTGTGGCCAATCATGTGCGGCGGCACGCCAAAGATGCGCGCAATATCTTCTACTTGAAATTTTCGGGTAGTGAGCAATTGCGCATCTTCGGCATTCATAGTAAGCTCATGAACTTTAGCGCCACCCGTCATAAGTGCCGGCAAGTTTCTTTTTGATGCCCCTTGATGACGATCAGCCCATGTATTACGAATCATGTCTTGCTGTTCTGGGCTGACTTTGCCAGGGTATTCCAAAGCAAAATCAGGCTTAGCTCCATTAGCGAAGAAGTCTGCACTAAATTCATCGGCAGCTAAAGCAATGCCCGCTGAATTTCTAAGTACATAAGTAATTTGACTCATGCCATTTAGACCATCAAATCCCAGACCAGGCACATGAATCATGTCATCTGAGTGAACAACTTCCTGCACACCCTCTTTTGTGAGCGCATAAAAGATCATTCCATCATGCTTAAAAACACTAACGTCTCGCTTGTGATACCACTCAAAGCCGATAGCACGGTGACTAACGCTAGAGGGCCGCAATATACGTGCAAATCCATCGCCATGAAGAAGTACGGACTCTATGAGGGTCTGCCAAAAAACAGCGGCTGAATAATCTTTGTTTGCTTCACGATTAAGCAGATAGTGATACTCATGATCTATCTTTTCGCGCTCTCCTTTTTTAGTTTGGTAAATTGGCAATGGAATACACGATATTGCCCCACCTATTAACCCAACACATGCATAAACGGCTGAAACCTTCATGGCCGTTTTTTCATTAACAGATACACCCGCCCCTTCCATTCCCCCATTAACAAACGACCAAAACTCTGTTGATGACATCGTAGTTGAGTTATTTATTTTCATACGCTCGCTTTCAGCTAACGCCCACTGCATTACGTTACTCATAATATAATCAACTCGCCTTCAGGTTCCTGTTCTTCATCAACTAACATCGCCCGACCAACGGCCATAATTAAGGCGACAGCAGGATCAATCTTTTCTGATGATTTGTTTTTTGCGGGCTTTATATTGCCTGCAGGGTCTTGATCGGCCACTAAGTTACTCATAGCCCAATTTAATACCGGATCATTCAGGTGTTTTATTTCGCCATTCAAATACCGCCGCTCGATGTCTTTCATTGGGGCATTCATACTGGCAAAACCTTGCCCGAATGCGACCATAGGCACTTCAATTTCTATTAAATCATTGACTAATTGCGAGCTGTTCCAGCGATCAAACGCAATTTCTTTCACTTCAGAGAGCATCATCAATTTTTCTATGTCTGATTTGATCCAGTTGTAATCGATCACATTGCCTGGCGTTAAAGTTAACCAGCCATCATCCGCCCAGCGTGTAAGTGGTACCGGTGTTTTTCTGATCTTGTTATGTACGGCTTCTTCGGGTAAATAGTGCTTACCAAAGGCGATCCAATCGCCATTTCTCATAATAGCGATACCACCAAGGCTAGATAAATCCGATACGCTGGACAAATCAAGCCCCATATAGACTTCTTTTACTTCATTCCAATTAATTTTATTAAAGCCGCAATAGCATTGCTTCCATTTTTCGACGTTACACCAAAGGCTAGCGCCGGTTGTCCAGATATTAAGATGCTTAGTTAAAAAATTAACCAAGGCAGTTGGCATAAACTCCGCCTTTTTCGCCTGCTTTTTTAGGTAATCAAGGCTAACTGATACGCCTAAATTCGGGTTTGCCTTGATCCAGTTGTCAGGATCCTTCCAGTTATCGCCTTCATAGTCTTTTTCATCGAGCGTGTAGATTATGGAAAAGAAACTATCATCTTCAATAACGCCCTTTAAAACTTTAATGGCATAATCGCGAATTTCGTAACAAATACCGTTTTTATTAAATCCAGCCGTGGTAATGGCCCACATTAATGGCTGTGATCGTGCCCCCAATGCTGAAATCAAAACATCCCATACTTCGGATGTTTTATGCGCGTGCAATTCATCAACCACTGCAAAATGCGGGTTGAGCCCATCCATCGTGTTGCCATCAGCAGACAAAGGCATGAACTTACCATCATTAGAGGGGTTTAAAATTTCATGCTTTTGTACATCTAGCCGTTTTCTAAGCGGCGCAGAACGCTTTATCATGCGGCTGGCTTCATCAAACAGAATTTTCGCCTGATCACGCTTAGTTGCTGCGGCGTATATTTCGGGGCCACCTTCGTCGTCTTTGGTTAAACCATAACAACCAATGCCTGCTAACTTGGTAGTTTTGCCATTTTTACGAGCAATCTCTTCATAAACAGTTTGGAACCGACGCTTACCTGTTTCTTCATGCTTCCACCCAAAAACACAAGCAATAATCCAGCATTGCCACGGCTCCAGATGTATCGCTGTTCCGGCCCACTCGCCTTTGCTGTGTTTTAAGTAGCTAAATAATCTTAAGGCACGGCTTGCCGATTCTTCACAAAAGAAAAGTCCTCTAGTAGATGCGGTTTTCAAGTCGTTGTCGTGGCGTTGGACTGCCAGCTTGACCAGCTCACCAGTGACTATTTTTCCGGTTAAAACATCACGCCCATATTGCGCCGCGCGTTCTAATGGATCAGAAACTGTCGAAGTCATCGAACAAATCACCCTGCCCTGATTGCATTCCACGTTCAGCTGCAGGTGCTAGTCCAAATTCACCCACCAATGAGCGCCATTTTCGCCAGTCATCATTTAATTGTGCAACTTCGGGGCGTGATTTGTACTGCTCGCCATTTCTACCCGTTACCACATAAGTCCAATCTACTTTATCCAGGTAACGTCTTGCATCAGAAAGCCGACGAACAACGCGGCAATATTCACACAGCGCATCAACAAAATGTGCCTTGAGTCTGCCAAGCATTGCCAATTCAGGCGCAATACGATCCCACACTTT